CATTGCATTTCTTATTAAAAAGTCTTCATCATTGATGATAGTTACTGTCCATGGAGCAAACACACGATCACCTGCCATCTTGAGTTTTCTTCCAAAGTAAGGTACTTCAATCAATCCCAATTCAGAACTCGGTAGCTGAGCTGTCTTACACAGAAATGGTAACTTAAAATCAGCCACCGGATTGATGGGATTGCTGATGATTACTTGGAATAAAGAAGGCCTAGCACCACCGAAGGTAAGCTGAGCTCTGATATCGTTAATATTGAAAGCCATTGTTCTAACCCTCCCCCTTAAAATCTACCAACAATTTCTTCGAATTCTACGCCAGTGCGCACAGCCACGAAGTTCAGCTGGATAAAGTTAATAGAACGAGCAGGCTTGATGTAGATATCACCTCTGAACTCATTACGATCAATCACTTCTGGAGTATTGTTTGTGTCATCACATACAACTCTGAAGTCAAAGATACCTCTGCGACCCTGTACATCTCTCAGGAAAGGTTCGACTAGGTTACGGAATGAAGCTCTTGTAAATTCATCATTGAACTCGAACAATGTGAACTTAGAAGCAGTGGCAATTGCCTTCTCAAGGACAATGAACAATCTACGTACGTTAATACGATCGAATGCTGATGGCTTGGCAAGCAGAGTCTTATCTCCGTACAATACGACACCCTGACCTGGGAAGTTAACGACTGGGTTGATCCCGTTCTTATAAAGCTGGTCACGATCTGCTTTGTCTGGATTGAATGCCAATTTAACTACATTCTTGATCTGGCCTCTGTTAAATCCTGCTGGTGAGAACCAGGGATCACGAGTATTGTCTGTTCTCACGCAGAGACCAGCAGTATCGCCATTCAACGGTACATAACGATATACGTCATTATACTTATCGTATTGATACTTATAACCAGAATCAAGGACAGCATATGATGTTGATCTCAGAAGGTTTCTAAAATCAATTACGTTCTGAAGCTCACGGCCTGGTACATTGACAGTATCTGCCTGATCAGGAGAGATGAAAGCCACGCAATCTCTTCTGTATTCACAGATGTTATCGATGATATAGTTTGCCAGTTGCTCGCCGTTTCCGCCTCTTCCTTTACCGCCAAGTATCAATGAAATATCAATATCTTCTGCGGATTTAAACTTATCATATGCCAATGCTAGGTTGGCAACTGAGATATCAGTTTCACTTGAACCGGCACCACCACTTACAAAAGAGAGTGTCTTGTTTGTGGTGATTGTTGGAGCAGCAAAAGAATCGCTAGTGGCACCCGAACCGCCAATGTAATCTTTAGTGGACCATACATATTCTGAGCTTTGATTTAGAACATCACGATAATATATCGATCCGCCTTGCTCACCTCTGGCATCTGTTGCTCTAGAAAGGTTAGGCCAAACTTCAAGGATCTGACCCGGAATGCCGCTAATTGCACCATCTTCGTCTGCAACAACGATATGAACTTCATCTCTGATTGATGTATTAGATGTTCTATTTGCAACGAAATTTGATACGCCAGGAGCTTTATCTACAGAATTAAAATATTCCCAATTTCTGACAACTAATCCTGACCCATCAGCATCATTGGTAGCGCTGGTTATGCTGATATCTGATCTCTGTCCATACGTTCCATCAAATGTCACATTAAAGAATGAACTACTGTTACTATATGAGCTGTTCGCTATCGATGTAGTAACAGTAGTGCCGATGCTGGCAATCCTGAGATATTGAGTTCCAGTAACAGAATTTCCTACTAAAAGAACATCTCCCAAGGAGATTCTGTCTTTAAAATCAGCAGCCGCCTCTCCCGATGAATTTGCAACATTTGCACTATATCCTTCTGCTCCACCGATATATCCGAAAGAAATATTTGCTAAGTTTGAACCCACAACCATCGTAAACTGGCTGGTTCCCACATTAGCATAATAGTTGCCGGCCAGACCACCGTTGAGACCAGTATTTGCTCCATTATATCCATACAGGATTTGTGAAAACGCATTTGGGGTAGGGCATACTGAAATCTTAAGTGAATTACCCAGGGCGCCGGGATATTTTGCGGCAAATGCAGTATTTGCTAATGTTGCCAGGGTATTATATTGAGATTCAAAATCTGATAGATTTTTAATCTTGACGGGATCTACTGTTCCGGTATTTGCTACTGCTGAATTGCTGCCCGCATCTGCTCTAGAAATATAAAGCTGATTTCCGTATGATAAGAAGTTAGCAGCAGTAAGGAATGTTTCGAAATTATTTGCTGTTGGCTTGCCGTACTGATTAACTAATTCATCCTCAGAAGAGATAAGAACCCTTTCTTCTACAGGACCCCAACTAAAAACTCCTGCAAAAGCACCTTCTGTAGAAGATACTGCAGGAACAATAGTTGTTAAGTCAATTTCTGATACGTTAACACCAGGACTTATTTGAAATGCCATTTGTTTCTCCTTTTATAATATAAACAATCAATATCTTGTATGTTTATTTATAAAATTTCAATTTAGAAGAAATCTCTCAAATTCACTGTCAGAGAGGATCCGTTCTCCTGTCTCTTCTCGTCCGTCATCTATGATTCCGAACGGTGTAAAATCATCTTCCACTTCTTCCACGATGCGTTTTCTTATGTCTGTATTTGACACATCTTTGAAGTAATTCTGGTTTACCATCCAGGCAAATAATACCAGACACATCACAAGATCGTCATGATAGCCATCTTCTGCATTATATGATGTTCCGTCCACAACATAAGTAGACAACTCATTAATTACATCATAATCATTCAATAATATCTTGTCACTTTCGATGATGGACTTGAGATTGGAGCATCCTATCCTCTTCGTGACCTTGGTCGTCTTGATGCCCAACCTGTTCTGATTGCCAGCAGCACCAATAACCGTGCCTTTACGCCCGCTCATCTTGGTCATCACTATATTCTCATACTCGAGATCTTGATGCAGGATATTGACAACCTGAGAACCTATATTGACTTCGACTAATACCGAAGCTTCGTTATAGTATTTGGCTATGCTGTCAAGCAATGTAGGAAATAACAGCTGTGATATGTTGGCATCTTTATATGTTGCCACTAGCTCGTAGGGGATCGTGCTACAATCAACAATAACAAAAGAAGAACTGTCCAGGCCCAGTCCTTCTGAAACATCCACAGTCATAGAATACACATGATCTTTGACAGGTTCCTTGTATATCTTTACACCGTGCTGTACCCTGAATGGTGCATTGAATACCAGTTTGGACAATATGTTGGGATGGATCAGGGTGTTGGTTGAACCCAAAAATTCCGTTTCAAATTCCTGACGAAACTGATCTACAGATGTGCTCCTGATCATCAGTTCTTTCCATTCCTCATCTCTACCCGGAACCTCTGACCAATGCACATCCACTCGGGCATAGTCGTTGTTGCCATTGACAGAATCCATCCAAATCTTGTAGAATAGGTTCATGCCGTTGGGAGTAGATGTGATGAGCAGTTTAGATGAAGCACCTGATGTAATTGTGGGAAACACAGAAGCAAAGAAGCTATCTTGTATGTTTCTTGGTACGAATGCAAACTCGTCTAGGTAGATCAGATTGTAACTTTGCCCACGAACGGCAGATGAAGAAGTTGCCGACGCTAGAATTTTAGAACCATTCTCCAGTTCTATGTTACCTTTGTTCCACTCTACTATGCCTTGTTGAAGCCATTTGGGTAGCCATTCATATGCCAGCTGAACACGTGAAAGGATTTCTCGAGCCTGGACTTGTTTGTTTGCCAGAACAGCTATATTAAAATTTTCATTAAAAAGAATCTTGTGCAACAGATAACCAACGACGCCAGTTGTCTTACCAACCTGACGAGGCATTTTACAGATAGTAAAACGATTGTCGTCAAATACTTCAAACATTTTTTTCTGATATTTAAAAGGTTTAAACTGTATCAGACCCCTATCAACAGATACGATCTTGACATAGTTCTCACAGAAATAATTCACGTCTTTAGAACATTTAATGTACTCTCCAATCTGTTCTTTATTAAACTGAAGTTTGACATCTTTATTTTTTAGATTTTTATTGCCTAGATAAATATCAGCCATTTGCGTTATCTTTGATCATCTTAAGAAGTTCAGCTGAAGAACCCACGAACAGATTATTGTTTGTGATGTTTTTTTGTTCTGGCTCTTGATATTTTTCTAATTCTTTTCTAGTTTTAGCTAAAGTAAGCAAATCTTTATTGGCATCCACCATGGTCTTGATCAGGTTAGTGACTACTTCGTAAGCACGCGGAGACTCTGATTGCTTAGCCACATCCATGATATCT